GGCCACGGGCACAAGCCTTGTATTGAGCAGCTTTAACGCAGTAAGCGCTGCCGCCCCAACGGTTGCAAGCGCAACGACCATTTCCCCGACAACCCCGATTGCTTTTGTTTCGGGGACAACGGCTGTTGTGACCATTACCGCGCCAGCACCAATTTCTGCTGGCGGCGGCACAATTACATTGATCCCCACTGGCGCGTTTACTTGGACAACAGCGGGAAACATTGCTGTGGCGGGTACAGCAGTAGTGAGTAGGGCATTGACGATGACTTACGACGTTACGACAACCAAGTGGTATCCAAGCTACGTCTAACATGAAAACCCCAATTCTTGGGTCAGCCTATGTCGCCCGCAGTATCAACGCTGCGGATAACCGCATGGTCAACATGTTCCCAGAAGTCATTCCAGAGGGCGGTAAAGAGGCGGGGTTTCTTAACCGCGCCCCTGGCCTTAACTTCCTACAGACTGTAGGCACAGGCCCGATCCGCGCTCTGTGGGCGCACCAGACCAACGGCAGTGATTTTTTTGTTGTGTCAGGCAACGAGTTTTATAAACTGACCGGCTTGAACGCAATGCCTACATTGCTGGGCACCGTGTCCGGCACCGGCCCCGTGTCTATTGCCGACAACGGGACACAGATTTTTTTGGCTTGCAATCCTGACGGTTTTATCTATAACGAAGCCACCAACGTATTTGCCCAGATTACCGATCCCGACTTTGCCGGTGCGGTGACCGTGGCTTACCTTGACGGTTACTTTGTCTTCAACCAGCCCAACAGCCAAATTATCTGGGTGTCGCAACTGCTAGATGGCACATCCGTAGACCCATTGGACTTTGCAAGCGCTGAAGGCTCTCCAGACGGCGTGGTGGGCCTTATTGCTGACCACCGCGAACTGTGGGTGTTTGGCACCGATTCGGTTGAGGTCTGGTACAACGCTGGCGCGGTTGACTTCCCCTTGCAACGCATCCAAGGCGCGTTTAACGAGATTGGCTGCGTGTCAGCGTACACCATTGCCAAGATGGACAACGGCCTGTTTTGGCTGGGCACAGACGCCCGTGGGCAGGGCATTGTCTACCGCGCCAATGGCTACACTGGTGTTCGCATCTCCACCCATGCAGTAGAGTACGCCATTGCCCAATACGGCAATATCTCGGACGCCATTGCCTACACTTACCAGCAAGAAGGCCACGCCTTTTACGTGCTGACCTTTCCAAGCGGCAACGCCACTTGGGTGTACGATGTAGCGACTCAAGCATGGCACGAACGTGCTGGCTTTGAGAACGGCGAATTTATGCGGCATCGCAGCAATTGCCAGTGCAACTTTGGCGGCAACATTATTGTCGGCGACTTTGCAAACGGCAACATCTACACGTTTGATTTGGATGTGTACGCTGACAACGGCGACATCCAAAAGTGGCTGCGGTCATGGCGGGCGCTGCCTACCGGCACAAACAACCTCAAGCGCACAGCGCAGCACAGCTTGCAACTTGATTGCGAAACTGGCGTTGGCTTGAATTTGTACCCTGGCTACGACAGCGAAAACATTGACACTGAATCGGGCCTAAACCTCATTGCCGAATATGTGGAGACATATTTAGCCACGCAATCTGGCGACACATTGACCACCGAGGCGGGAGATGGTTTTGAGCCGATTGGGCAATTTGACGTGCCGGACGTTAACATTAACGGCTACGAGTTGGTGACCACGGCCTATCCGGCTGCGCCAGGTTACAACCCCGAGGTCATGCTGCGCTGGTCAGATGACGGCGGTCACACTTGGTCAAACGAACACTGGTCATCCGTTGGCAAAATTGGCGCGTATGGCCACCGAACCTTTTGGCGGCGTCTGGGCATGACCATGAAGCTGCGCGATAGGGTCTATGAGCTTTCGGGCACCGATCCGGTCAAGACTTCAATCATGGGCGCGGAATTGCTGATCAGCCCGACCAATGCCTAAGCATGGCGACAAACAACACCTCTCAGATCACACCGCCTCGCGTGCCGCTTACTGACGAGCGCACGGGGGCAGTGTCGCGTGAGTGGTATCGCTGGTTTTACAACTTGTACAACATTACTGGCGGCGGTCTTAGCATCACGCCAATTGTCAACGGCGGCACGGGTCTAGGGGTTGTTCCTACTAACGGCCAATTGCTAATCGGCAATGGCACAGGGTATACCCTTAACACGCTTGGTGCTGGGGCTGGCATTTCGGTCACCAATGGGTTAGGCACCATTACGGTTGCCAACACGGGCGTGCGGTCGTTCGCAGGCGGCACTACTGGCCTGACCCCCGCAGCGGCCACCACGGGCGCTGTGACGCTTGCAGGCATCTTGATTGCGGGCAATGGTGGTACGGGGTTTGGCTCTTATGCTATTGGCGATCTGTTGTACGCTGGCACAACAACGACTTTGGCAAAACTGCCCGATGTTGCTACGGGCAACGCGCTTATCTCGGGCGGCGTGGGCGTTGCGCCAGCGTGGGGCAAGATTGGCCTAGCCACCCATGTCAGCGGCACACTGACTGTGCCCAATGGCGGCTCAGGGGCGGTTACGTTGACGGGCTACGTCAAGGGCAACGGCACTGCGGCTTTTACGGCAGCGGCTACAATCCCCAACACCGACATTACTGGTTTGGGCACTATGTCCACTAAAAACATTGGCGTATCTGGATCATTCACCACCGTCGATCTAAAGACAGTCACTGTCACTGACGGCATTATTACGAGCATCGTATGATGGCAACGCAATTAGTTGATGATCGGAACGCGGCGCTTCGGGTAGGCTATGAGGCAACGGATTGGAGCGCTCCAATATCGTTTGAGAATTATTGCGCTGCGGTAAAAGATTGGACAGTAAGCGCAATTAAACGCGATGAAAAAATTATTGGCGCGGTGTACAAAAAAGATGACGAGTTACACATCTCAGTGTTGCCGGAGTGGCGCAAGAAGTGGCTAACAAAAAGTCTGTGGAAAAACTTTTTTCAGTCTGGTAGAGTGACCACAAAAGTTACGCCGGGGCATGACTACATGTACGATGTTTTAAAACGGCTTGGGTTTAAAGAGTCTGCTAGCGGTATGCTAGTTAAGGAGAGTTAAAAATGGGCATTGAAGCAGCAATCATAGGCAGCGCCATACTAGGTGCTGCAAGTTCGCGCAGCGCGGCCAAAACGCAAGCTAGTGCAGCTGATCGTGCGGGTGAACTTCAAAAACAAGTTTCTGATCAACAAATTGCGTTGCAACGCGAACAATTTAACTGTCAGGTTGAATTGCAAAAGCCATTCCGTGAGGTTGGTGTTCGTGCCCTTGGCGAGTTAGAGTCTGCGTCTAGGTACACGCCGTTTGGCAAGCAACAGTTTCAGCAAGACCCTGGCTACGGTTTCCGTTTGGCTGAAGGCCAGAAGGCACTTGACCGTCAAGCTGCTGCCCGTGGTGGATTGATCTCTGGCGGCGCTCTTAGGGCCGCACAGCGCTACGGCCAAGAAATGGGTAGCCAAGAGTACACCAACGCTTTTAACCGCTACCAGACTGAGCGCCAAGCCCGTCTTAACCCGCTGCAATCTTTGGCCGGTTTTGGTCAGACTGCGGTAGGCCAGTTAGGTCAAGCTGGGCAAGCAATGACATCAGGCTCCGCAGGCGCTCTCGGCGCGTATGGCGCGGGCGCAAGTGAAGCTATGGGCGCTGCCGCGCAGGCCCGTGCCTCTGGTTACATGGGCGGCGCTAACGCTCTGTCGCAGGGTTTGGGTCAGTACATGAACTATAGCCAAGGTCAAGATCGCAACGCGCTATTTCAACAAATGCTTAATAGGCCAGCCGGTGTTAGCGATGGCGGCGCTGCTGCGATTGGTTACCAAGACCCATACGCAAGATTTTCATACGGGTCAAACGCATAAGGACTGATCATGGCACTCGTAAACCCCAACATTGCAATGAGTTTTCGCGCACCGGAAATTCAGCAACAGAACATGCTGGCTGACTATGCCGCCATACAGCAGATTCAAGGCGGTCGGCAGGCGCAAGAACTGAACGCGCTAAAGATGCAAGAGGCGCAAGCGGCCATGCAAGAGCGCAATGCGCTGCGCCAGCTTAACCCAACTGCTGCTGACTACGAAGCGCAGTTGTTTAAGGTAAGCCCGCAACTGGGCATTCAGTACCGCAAAGAAGCAGCGACTACCGCCGCACAACAAGCGGCAGCCAAGCTATCAGAGGCAAAAACAGCAGAAGCAAGTTTAGATACCAATCGCAAAAAACTTAAATACGCGTGGGAGTCCGTAGGTGATGCGTCAACACCTGAGTTAGCAATCCAAAAAATTGCTGACGGAATAACAAGCGGCGTGTTCAGTCAACAAGACGGGACGGCTGAAATTCAGCAGCTACAAAACATGACGCCTGAAGCGTTTCGTCAATATCGCATAGACAAAATTTCGCAAATATTAGACGCTAAAGACAAGTTCGGGGCAATGTTGCCAAAAATTGCACGCCAAGATACAGGCGGTGCGCTTACCCCAATTCAAGACAACCCAGCGTTGCCTGGCTACGGGTTGCCCGTTGCAGGTATGGCGGCAATTGCTAAGACTGAAACCTTTGCGGATAAAAATGCTCGTCAACGCTTGGCGTTTGATCAAGCCAAATTTAACTGGGAAAAAGCTAATCCTGGCTTTGAAATCAGAGAAGCAGATGACGGCTCAGTGGTTGGCGTCAACAAGCGCACATTGCAAGCGTTCCCTGTCACTATTGGTGGTGCTGCTGCTCCAGCAGCAGGCGGCGCTGGTATCCCTAGCGCTCGGGTGCCTGCGGCTGCCACTCAAGCGCCTGTGGCTGGTGGCACGCCACTTCGTGGCAAGGGTCAAGGAATGACTGAGGGTGAGCGCAAAGCCTCAACACTGTTACAGCGTTTGCAATTTTCTGAAAATCAATTGACTAAAGCCTTAGTAGATGATCCTGATGCAGCAAAACCTGGCGTATTTACATC